TCACGGATTTCTTCGCGGACTCATAACCCATTAGCTCCAACCGCCCTGATGTCGTTCCCGTCCGACGCCTACGGCCACCCTCTGCCAGGTGGCCATCTGTCAGTTTCCCGATCCGGTCCTGTCCAATCTATCCAGCGACTTCGAGATCAACGCCATGACCGGCCGAATCTCCGACAGGAAAGCATCCACGTCCATGACGTCCTCGTCCAGACGACCAGCTTCATAAGACGCAGACAGGGACTCGACAGCCTCGTCAAACACGTCGACCACAGCCTGGTCGTTGAACTCTTCGCCAACGAGATCGATGATCCGATCAATGCGGAGCAGGATTTCATCGCGCACGTTCATGTCGCGCTCGCCATGCTCGTACAGAATGTGCTCTAGCTCCACCGCAAAGGACTCGCTGTCACCCATGCGCTTGTGAGCCATCGCTGTCTTCTTGGCAGCACGTTTTGCGCCCGGCTTCCTCGCCCAAATTTTGCGCTTGCGCTTGATCTTGGACTTGTCGACCTTGTACTCCATACGACGCGAACGCCGATTGGCCTTGGCATCTGGAGAGGTGTCGATTCTGATCCGCGCACGCTTTCCGGCGCGAATGATCGACTTCATCTTCTCCAACAGCGTGGAAGCCACTTCCTCAGCGCGCTCCTGAATGCCGTGGATGTTGCGTGGGATGCGCTTGGTCTTGAGACCTTCGATCACCATCTCGATGTCCTCAACCGCGAGATCATCAAGCGGCAGGGCCATGATGCGATCAAACAGAACGTGCGTGACATACGGGCCGTCCATCGGGTCGTGCCTGGACTCCTCGTACTCCTCGCCGTCTTCCTCTTCCTCGTCATCCTCTTCATCGTCCGGCATGTCCTTCGAACAGGACTTTTCGGCCAGAGGTACGCCCAGCGCAACCGATGCCATGACGTCTTCGCTCAGACCGCCGATGCCGAGAGCATCCAGGTCCTCTTGCAACGTGTTCGCACTCATCTTCCTCTTCATTTCGTTTCCTCCGCGCCTTTCTTGGACCGCCCCGTGAGGTATGCGGCCACGACTTCCATGGTTTTCGCTCGCCCGCACAGCCGATCATGAGCTACCGCCATCCGATCAATGTCTTCCGCTCTCATCAACTGTTCGGCCTTGGCGAGCAGTCCACCGAGGATCTGCGCTTCAGCAATTAGCGACTCGCGGATGGCACCATAAAACTCATTATCATTATCAAACACTAAGCCGGAGATTCCGTCAACAATCTCCTTCCACCTGGTAGATACGATGCCTAGTGATTCCCCTAGCTCATTGGCGAACTCCGGCAGTCGCCCGGGCGGCAGCTTTGCGTAAGCCGTCTTCGGTATGCGGGCCTCCAACTCACGGATAGATCCCCACATCGCCGTGCGGATCTTCTCCTGGTTCGCCTGGTATGCCGTATGCCAATTCGCCTCATCCTCGGACAGCATGACACTGTCCATGCGCGCAATCACATCCCCCAACCAATAATCCTCGTCAGCGCGCAATAGGCCAGCCAACGCACGAACCCGGGTTCGCGTCATCGGGTTCCCATTCAATAGATCCGACGTGATCTCCCGCAACTCTTCCGACACAAGCCGTGGGAGTTGCGCCTCTTCATACATCGGCACCGGATCTCGCCGGATCTCAACCACGTCGACCGCGCCGTCCTTCATGGTGAATACCGCCTCAGCGATCCTGCCGTCCCGATCTCGAAATAGTGCACAATCATCCTGCGTGGCAATCAACTCAACACCATCCCCAACGCTGCGAGTAATGGCCTCGGCCACAACATGGAGACGATCCTCAATGCTGCCACTCAACCACTTCTGTAGGTCCTGTGACTTTGCGTACATGGTTCACCTCGTAATCATGACCCGGTCTTGACCGCGCGCACACGGCGCTCGACACGGGAAATGGCTGGCTCCATCCGATGAAGGAGGCGCAATACCTCGTTGTTGCTACTCGACGATTCCGACAACGCCTGGCGAATCTCACGCCTTACATCGACATGAGACTCTGCCTGCGGCTGGCCGCCCTCCACTTCACCAACGGGAATAGGCATCTGGCTCAACTCTGGGAACTTCTGCATGATGTCGGCCTGCACCTGGGCCTGCCCCATCGCGTTCGCATCGTCCTCGTTCTTCTTGGCCTCAGACGCGAACAGGGCGTCCTCATCGGACATGTGGAAGATGTTCGCAATGATCCACGGCATCGTGAAGAAATCGCGCAGCCCAGCCGCCAGCGCCACCCGCGCATTCCATACCTCGATCTGCTGCATCTCAAAGATACTGCTCGGGGTCGGCATGCGTAGATCCCATTTGATGGAATCAGGATCGATATTGAGCGCAGCCAAATGCACACGCACTACATGCGATAACCCCGTCACAAACTCACGCTGGATGCGCATCTCCAGACGAGCAAACTGCACGTCCTCCTGCGTCAAAGAAGCCCGATTTGTGACCTCGGTCCCTCCCAAATACTGCGGCGGAATGCGGATTGCCGCGTACAGCTTCTTCTGGAAATACTGAAGCACATTGGTGTCGTCGTAATCCGGCCCCGCCAATACCTCGATCCTGGACGCATCCTTGCCAGCACGAGTCGGAATAAAGAAGTCCTCGTCCTGTGCCACAGGATTCATTCGCAGATCCAACTTGCCCGTCGCCGGGTCGAGTATCCGTTTCTTCTTGTACCGGCGCCGCACGTCATCGACCATGGCCCGCGCCTCGCGTGGCGGCATCTCACCTGTGTCTACGTAGAACGCAAACCGTGCCGGGCTCTTGGTGAGCTTGCAGACCAGGCTGCTGTCCTCCAACATCAGGAGGCGCTTCCAAACCCAACGTGCCGAGTCCAATAACGAATATCCGTACAGCGCCCGCATCTGCTTCCCTCGAAGCCTCCAATGCACCACCTCCCACGGATAGAAAAACACCGCACTCGACCCATCGCGTTTTACACGCAGCTTTTCTAGATCCTCACGGGTCGCAATGTTGAACGAAAACATCGCAGACGGGTCCTGGACGAACCCCACGAGATTTCCACGAGCATCAATGATCCGACGCATGGTGGGTGGCGGCAACCAATTCAGCCCCAACACACCCGTCTCGTTCATCACGATCTCGCAATTATGGACAACGACACCTTCCGCCACGAAATTATGTGCATCGTCCGCGATTTCCAGATCGTAGACCTGTGCTTGTCCGGCAGGCTCAACTTCGAGAAGAGTCTCCGACACAAAGTCCCCACCAAACTCATGCCGTGAGAACGTCAGCATCGCTGACTCTTGCACAGACTGAACCTGTTTTCCGTTGATAATCGGTGCTTCGCGCGTCCTAAACCGCAGGTTTCCAGAGCGGAACCCAAGTCCATCGATCAGGCACTTCAGATCTCGCGCCAACTCGATATTGTTGATCTCGAAGTGGTATGCCGACTCAGTCCATGTTGGCGGATCGGTCGTCCATCCATCTGCATCCATGAACCCATCCAGGAACGCCAACCGATGCTCTCGTGGCAAACGACCCAGCCACAGCGGGAGTCGCTTCTTTCCAGATCCGTTCTTCCAGCCGAGCGACAGCAAGAAGCACTTGAAGAGGACGGAATGCACGAGGGTCATCGATCCGTCATCATTCGGATTCGGTTCGAGATGCAGTCGTCTCAGCAACCCCTCGTAGTATTCGTTGCGGTCCTCGTATACCTTGCGACAGAGCCACACCGTGCTGTTGCTCACGTCCATTCGCTCGGTAGCTAGTCCGCCATCCCCATACATGAACCCGAGAAGACGACACAGCCACGGATCCATCCGCTCAGGGGCGCAGAAATCGTTGAACACGTTTCCGCCGATCTCTCGCTCCTTGGGATGCACGTCGGCAACGAACAGATCTCGGCACAGAGGTGCTTCCGCTGCCTCATGACACGAGGTAGCGATCACCAATTTATGGGTCTTGGCGTAATTGATGCCGCCTGTCTTCCGATCTGAACTTGGCTCATAACGCACAACTCTCAGATTGCCGACTTGCACCCACTCCGTGACACCATTGCCGCAGTCGACCAGCACCGGATGGTCTGCTGTCGCCAGGAACTCCCGATGCCGAGTTCGCACACGGAAAATCTCGCGCACCCCATTGTCCAACCGCCTCGCTACTGGCAGGAAGACCTTTTTCCCGGCCTTGTACCCCTGGACCATGGTGCCTGCTTCGATTGTCTCGATAGCGCGCGGCCCCTGATCGGTCCACACCCGCGTCCCGCCTGGCAAACAGTACAAATTTCCGTACTTGGAAAGAGTCCTGATGGCCGACCAGATGTCTTCCTCGATACGGATGCGCCGGTGCAACAAATCGTCAATGATGTCCCGGATGATCTTATCCTTGGACGTGCCCCAAATCACCTTATTGTGAACCGTGTCAATGACCGTCGCATCATCGGCGTAAATGTCCAATGCTGAATTGTGGACAACCACGCCATCGCACACGAAGTTGTGGATTTTGGGCACCTCGATGTCGTACACCGCCGGTCGGTCCTCTACCCGCTCCACGCGCAAAACCCGGTGGTTGGCCGCCACGTCCAGCAAGTCCGCCTTGACCGCTGCCCGCTTCGCCTTGCTCCACGAGACCCCCAGGATGCGCGCCGCCTCCGCCACATTCCCGCCTTCTCGCAGGGCAGCCTCCAGCCGATCCTCCGGGATGTCGATCCTGTTCGGCTGTGCGATCCCAATCCGCTCGCGCCACCGCACATCCTTATGCTGACCGCGCCGCGCAGCGGACATGCGCTCGCGCGTCTCTGCGGAACACGTCGTCCCGCGCCGGTACGTGTTTCCGCACATCCGCTTGGCCATCTCCGCGCGACGTTCCGGCGTCCAGTCGGGGAAATACCGGCTGTTGTCGATCCCAGCGATGTGGTGGTGGGCGTGGCTGGAGATGTCCTCCACGCTCAAGTTCTTCGGGTCGTTGTTCAGCGAGTCCCCGTTGACGTGGTGAACCACCGCTCCCTCTGGCAAGTCCACCCCGCACTCGGCAACAAGCCGGTGCAGGAACATCCAGCGCATCCCGTTCGAAGACCGCAGGGCAGAGTCGGAGTGCGGCTGGTGAACCTGCCAATATGGTGCGGTAGCATCGACATTTAGCGAGCGCATCCTGAGTGCGCCCGGCATCAACCGATCCCCAACCCCCAGGTCGCCCGCCCGCACCCACTCGCCGTGCTTCGTCAAGAACAGGTGGTCGGCCGTACAGGTGATGACACGCCCATCGTCGATCACAACCCGCACCATCGGCTTCCCGTGTCCGGCATCCCCGGTGCATCGCGCCCCGGTGGCCCACGCTGGGACCAGCGAACGCATCTCGCGGTCGTAGGACAGCACCCAGAAGCCACCACCGCGCTCAGCGAGATCGCGGATCGCCACCCACCCGTCCTCCAGTGTGAAGATCAGGGAACTACCCGCGAGGCAGCTGATCTCTCCATAATCGTCCATGTTTTCATAGTCAGCGTACCGCAGCATGAGGTCCGCATCGACCGAAAGCATGGTCGCAAGTTGCTGATAGGCCCCGCCCATGCCGGAATCTGGCGTGTTCGGCACCATGTTCGGCATAGACGACTCGCCGGACGATCCACGAGCCAACTCAGTGACCTTGCCAGTGGTGTCGCGGCTGAAGAACTTCTTTACGGTGTCCGTCCAGCCCATGTTCAGTCATCTCCTATGAAGAAGGGCGGCATGATGTCCAGAATGGCCGCTGTCGCCGACCGTGCCGCACGCACGTCATCAACATCAACATCCTCGGCTGGGATCATATCACTAACCCAACCATGATCATGAGCGAACACTTTATTTGGTGTATCAGCATCGGCAGCCCACGGCAAGCGAGCGGCCTGTTGCTTCAAACCCCAGACCACGCCAGCCAGCGCATCTCCCAAATCTTTACTCGAATGTCTGGGATGATCGATCTTGCCTTTCACCCGGTCGTATTCCAATGACCGCAGCTCCTGAAGCAACGGCGTGTAATCATAAAACTCGATGCGCTTCTCGTAAATTGCCGACTTCAATTCCTCGTATGGATCAATGGTGCGATCCATGGAGATCAACTCTGTGTGAATGCCGTGCCGTCGAATCTGCTGGTGCATCTCGACGTACTGAAAACTATCTGATGAAAACCCGTGGATAGGAAATCCATGTGCCTGCAACTCGTACACAAGCCGCCGCAGGTCCGGCATGTAGATCTGGTCGCCCGTTGGCGGCCGGATGCACAATATCACCTCAATGACGTAGTATGGTGCAGTGTCCGTGTAGGCGTGGCCGTCTCCATCCCGACGCACTACCTCGACCCATCTGTCTATGCGTCCGCAACAAAATCCCGTGCTATCTCCACTGATTGACGTGTCGATGTGAATCCAACGCGGACTACTTGGCGACTCCTTGGGAGCCCAAGCTGTCTCGGTGAACCCGCCCGGCAATCGGCGCTCGATCTGGCGGCACAACAGGTTCCAATCGAATGTGGCAGGAGATCCTGACATCCAAACTTCACTGGAAAATGGATGCTTACGATCCTTTGCGATGCACGCATCAATAGCGTCCACCCGTTGGAAGAACGCGCTGATTGCCTGCGTGCTCACCCCCGCAATGTCCCGTAGGGAGTCCTCCAGGTTGCTCTCGAAGTCATCCCGGTACTCCACCGGCACTTCGATTAGCCAGGCGTTATTCTCCTGCAAATACTCTTGAGAGATCTCATCGTACTCCCCGTCATCAAGGATGCGCGACCGCAAGCTTGATTTCGAGCACAGCACGTAGAACCACTTACCACAGAAGTGGTCCTTGGGCTTCGAGGTCCACGCTGTGTGATCCCGTACAAAAATGGTCGGATCATGTCGCGCATCGCGCAGCTTACGCTCGGTAAAGCTGTCCAACGTCGCCGCAGATGACACCATGATGACCATGCCCGGAAAATCTCCACCAGCGATCTGAAAGCGTGATTTGATCCGCCGCACCATGGAGCGGTACACCTTCTCCACAACATCAAAATTGGCCGCCGTGAGCTTCTTACCGAACGTCTGGTTGATCTGCTGGGCAGACCGCTTCGGTGGGAAATTTGTTTCGTCTAAAAATGCAGAAAAAATGTTTGCTCCAAGGGCACGCTCGGCACCATAGGAACCAATGTTCATGCGGATACTGTTCGGAAACAGCGTGTAGTCTGTAGAGAATTTAGGCGTGAAATGCTGCATAAAATACGGACTGAGCTTGATCTTGTCGTCGATGCTGGTCTTCATTACCTCGCGGGCCAATACGAGGTTCTTGGAGATCAACATGATCACCATCTCGGTTCCCGGAGACATCCCAAACGTCAACTGCGGGTTCTTCATGCAGGATAGCTCGTACAGGATGCGGCAAATGGCTGCACTGGCTAAAAAGGTGTTGTGGACAATCAGTCCACCTGGAGCAAAGTTGGCTACCCCTGGAACTTCGACGTCGTAAACTGGCTCCATTACTGTTCCTGGCTCGTAAGATGTAACGCGATCCCAAAATACGTCCGGCCACCACCGGCACCATTCTGGAAGCGGATATGTCTCACGTAACCGCACAAGCGTCGGATGACCTAAGCGTTGATCTTTAGGAGTTCCTGGCCACCACGACTTCTTCGAAATCGGACCGATCTCCCGACGCAACCTTGACATAGTCGAACAGTCCATAGGTGTGATGTCTGCGTTTGGGTTTCGTTTCCTATCAGACAAAAAGGTGCGCAAACGACGACAAATATCCTCTTTTCCATAAACGTCACCAACGGCATCCAGGAACGCGATCACACCTTCGCCATCAGTCACATTAAGGCTCCATGCAGGCTTCGACCGACGTTCCCCATTGTGAGTGTAGTGCATGGTCCTCGGACGCACATGGGATCGGATACCTAGCCGCAACAAAAGTTGCTGCAAGTCACGAATAAATGCTTCGCTGGCAAGTGAAATACCAACTTCACACACATCATTCGAACTCTTTGTGAGCCATCCATCACAAGCCCATATTCTGTTCAGGAACAGCGCCAACTGACGATCACTTAACCCATAAAACTTGGCAGGTACGCGCTTATGCTTCGCAGGATGCTGCAAGTCATACCTGTGCTGTAGCCACTGCATACCGTTGGGCCGCACCGTTCGTGCTTTCCCATCGTTCCTAATGAACTTGACGACATCCTCATCCTCGTGCCCCCCATGGGATAAAGCCATGGTAACCAAAGCGAATTCGTCATGAATGCGCGGATCGGCATTCGTAAACGTCATGCTGTGTGTGGTGCTACCCCCATCCGCCAACATGTAGGCCACCCAAGTCACAATATCATCGCTGACATCCAGCGGTTTTACCGGACTCGGCAATCGACGCAAACTGGCTACCATGTCCCCTGCCCGGAGATCAGCGGCAACCGTGTATCCCCATGGCGTCCTCACCGGATGGTCTGGGCTCATGCGCACGCGAACACCACTCTCCAACTCCAACCAACCAAGCGGCTTATACCCACTCATGGCCGCCCGCGCCGCATGCGCCGCACCATTCGATCCGTCCCATGCCGAGACGCCAAATCCATCCACAAGACTAGCTTCCTTCACCGTCACACGCAGACCCGCTATCGGATCGTACAACTCCGTATCCCCATCGACACACTTCCCTGAACCGATGCTTCCAGTGAGCAAAACTTCCCGATATGGTGCCGAAAATAGATCGATTACGTCCTGCTTCAGCGCCGGATACATCGTCCCCATGGAGTCCCCCAGGTAATACGGGTCCTCAATAAACTGCTGCATGGATACCAGGGGGCGTCGGTACAACGATTCATTCAGCTCGATACTAAGTGCCGCCGCATCATCAGGGCTGTGCTCATTGAGCAACGCATGAATCAATGACCGCTCTTCCGGCGTACAAAGCGCGTAACCATCCCTAAAGGATATGATGTCATCGTCAGTTGTATGGATGCTGCGGCGGCGCCCATTGGTGCCGGTAACGATCATGTTTCTTCCGAATCTTCTTCGGTTGGTCCCAATGCGATTTTCGGGGGGGTCACCTCATTGTATTCGGCGTCTATAGCGTCCGCATACAATTCGGATTCGTCACGCGAACCCAGGTTCGCCATGTCCATGTTTGGGTCCAGCGAATCCCCGCTGTCCGAAATACGCATCACTCGCTTCAACAAACCCAATACCTTGGCCCGCGATATGGGGTCTCCAAACGCCCGCGCCGCGCCCTCGCCGTACTTGTCCCGAATGTCGGCCAGCCGCTCTGCGCTCACCGTCAGCGTGCCCAGGTCGCGAGATCCGGTAAGCCCCAAATCCATTTTTATGTCGTGCATCTTGGACACGTAGTCCATGAGCACCTTGGCCTGCCGGTCCACGTCCGAGTTGACCTTGCCATTCCGCCGCTCTTCACCATGGGACAGGTCGAAGCGGTACAGCAACGCCTCATAAGCCCGCTCCAGGCGGCGCAAGTCTTCCAGCCTGTCGCTGAACTCCTTCTGCGCCTTCACCACAATGTGTGGCAATCGCGGGGCGATCAGGTCCGCACCAACGATCTCCGCCTCTCTATAGTCTCCAAGCATGCCGGAAAGAGATCCGCGAGTCACATCGAGGTATTCCCCCTCCTCTTCCTGGATGTACCGCGCTACCTCTGGGCAGGGATAACCAGCGCACAAACGCTCATACACCTCTTGGTGACAACGAAGTTTCTTGATTCTTTCGAACGGGTTACCCCGGCTCATGCCAAAGCACCATGGGTAGATGCATTTCTTCCAATGTATATCACAATACGGTTCATCTGTCAGCCTTTAGTCAACAGTCGATCAGCGATACGTCGCGTCAACGGATCGAGGGTAGGCGGGATGAAGTATGTTTGTCAAGAGATGGGGGTCTACGGATCTATCGTTTGATTTCGACGATTAGTGGCTGAACGATGTCCCATATGGCGTCTGCTATTTTTTCTGGCGGCGCGTTTCCATCGACCACGTAGTACCGTTTTCCAATATTCGCTTCACGGGCCAGCATGCCCCATAGCTGGCGGTATTGATGGAGGACCTCTTTTTGGAAAAACTCGGCATCGAATATCTCTACGGTACCGGATCTGGCGGCCCGGCGATCCATGGCGACCTTGTCATCGACGTCCACGAGGATCGCTATGTCAGGGAATACCCATGTCGACTCCTCGATTATGTCGTCCAGGATCTCGGTCACCCACCCATTGACCCAATCAACAGAAGACGCGCGGTTCGTGACCTCGGTTCCTCCCAAATACTGCGGCGGAATGCAAATAGCCGCGCACAGCTTCTTCCGGAAATACCCCAACACATCAGAATCTCCATCCTCTGTTCTGGCCGCGCCGATCCCCTGGTACACCGCCGTGCTGTAAACGTACCGGTCGCATATGACGGCGGCGCCAGTCTCACTGGTCAACATTGGCCAAATACGCTCGGCAACGTGAACACCACGATCCGCCTGGAAGAGATGCAGTTGCACCCTCCAGTGCCAAGGGCCCACAGCTCCAGCCAACATCTGACGGATCAGCTTCCCAATAGGACCTCGTGTTGGTTCAGCCGTCGCACCTACCGGATAGTTCAAACGATTCATCCGGTCCACCAACAGGTTCACCTGCGTCGTAGTGCCCGCCCCGTCCCCGCCCTCAATCACGATGAACGGATACCGTCTGCCGTCTTCTTGCAACGATAGCGGCCAGCCCTCCCGCGTTAATTCATTCATCATGCATTCCTTTCGTGTATCAGACGCCCGACAAAATCCAATATATCGTAGAGACCGTCTGGGTTCATCCTGCGAATACGCACAATGGCCACATGGTCGAACACCAGGTAGTCTGGCGGCGCATCCACACCAACGACAGCCCGCCGGACCGCACATAGGCGATTTGGCGGCAGCGGTTGAGAAATGGGTCCAAAGCACGCCAACACAAACTGCTCGATCATGGTATCGTGCTCCGTGTGATGCACGCCTACCATGGACACGCCATACCACTTCGGCGTACCAAACACATCCCAACAGAGACCGCTTTGGTCAGCCGATTGCTGCGGGTTCTGGTCCACCATGCTGACAGAATCCACCGGCACCCAGGCCAAGTGCTCGACATCATCAATCGTGCTAACCCCCTCCGGCGCCAGACCCCAGCTCATCAGGATCTTAGCGCCCAACTCGGACTTCTCCATGCCGCTCTCCTGTATCAAAGCAAAAAACAAGGCGAAGCCGACCATTCCTGATCGGCCCCGCCTCGTCAATCTATCCTGCCCTCCCGCATCATGCCGAACGGCGCCCCACCAGACCTTGCCACTCCTGCCAATCCGGTCCCAACCCATTCCCACCGTGGCCCACCTGGCCTGCCTTTACCGACCTCAACAAGCCAATCCATCCCACTCCCAACCTGCCATTCCATTCCATCCCGCTCCAAGCCACTCCTGCCTTGATATTCCGCACCTCACCCATCCGTCCCGTCCCGTCCATTCCACTCCTGCCGATCCGATCCGCTCCAGGCCCGTCCCGACCTCAACACGCCTTACCTTTCCTGCCTGGCCTACCCGCGCCAATCCCCAACTCGCCAGGACTAGCCTTTCCTGCCGATCCAGGACTCGCCGCACCCTACCGTACCGTACCGAGACAAGCCGATCCTGCCGTGCCGCACCTAGACTGGCCAGGCCAGACCTTTCCCTTCCAGTCCTGCCATTCCTAGCCTCTCCCATCCACTCCTGTCCTCCACGCCATTCCTGCCTTGCCGCACCACGCCGCTCCTCACCCATCCAGTCCCAGCCGTTCCTGCCTTGCCTGGCCCAGATCGCCGCCCTCCCATGAGTAGCGAGCCAAGCCCGTTGAAAGAAGGACGCGGGCCTATGCCTCGTCATCCTCGGCGTCTGCCGCCTTCTTGCCCTTCTTTTTCTTGCTCTTCTTCTTCAGCATCTCATTCGCCGCAACGGCCTTCTGGATCTGCAACGCTTCAAGCACCGACTTGGCGTCCATCTCGCCCTTGCGCAGATAGCCAGACGCCTTTGTCCACTTCGGCTTCTCCGGCAGATCCTCAGCATCAGCCGCCTCAAAACGCCCGTGCGTCCCATCCTTCTCCGGGCGCCACTCGAAGATGCCCACGCCGTATCCAGCCGTGTTGATCAAGTTGATAATTTGCTCTTTGGAAATCCCCAGCGCGTTGTACTCCACAATGACGTCCACCGCCCACTCTGGGTACTCCGGGCGAAAGCGGATGTCCGCCGTCTTCGCCCCCTTCTGACCCCCCACCCGCACGGGGTCCAAGCGCATCAAGCCCTTCATGGGCGTTCCGTCTTCTGGATTCAAAATCGCGGAGCGCTCCTTGTCCATGGTACCCCAGACGAAGAACGCCTGTCGCATGTGCGTCTTCTTCAGGTCGCTCACCATACTGATCGCCGAGATCATCGCCTTCTTAACCGCCGTCGCCAAAATGGCCTCGTTGCCATCCCGGTCGTAGTATTTGGCGTCCTCCATCTCCTGCTCAGCGTTCTTTTCCTCGCGCGCCCCCTTGGGGATCTTCATCGACTTGCCCAGGATTTCCAAAACCGCCTTCTTCGACCAGGCATGCACGATCAGCGGATCGTACCCCTGGATGCGCACTTTCATATATTTGATGTCCAGGAACGGTTTGAACTTCGTGGTCACACCCGACTTCTCTTCCTTCGCCATGTTGTCCTCCTGACGCGAACCCGGGTTCGCGTGCAATGCGGCAATCCACTACCGCAATCCTGGAGCCAGCTTACAGTCCTTGCCCTGTTTGTCAACCTGTCAGTTGCCCTCCCACGCCTCCTTAGTCCGCTTGCGT